AACCGAGCCAACCTGTGAGGGTGGCTGGAGCAAAGAGAGATGATAAAACGCAAAGCCTGCTTTGGTTTTGCAAGGAGGGAAAATGATCGAGCCAGCAGTAGCACTAGGACTGAAACCGTCGGTGGACCAATGGCCACCGATTAAGACGTATAGCGAATTACTCACGGACAATCTAAGGGAACCAGATGTTCTTATTGAAGGCATCCTGCACCAAGGTGGAAAGCTGCTTCTTGGCGGAGGTAGTAAGGCATTCAAGAGCTGGAGTCTGATTGACTTAGCCCTTTCGTTACACTCTGGCAATCCATGGTGGGGGCAGAAATGTACCAAGGCCAAGGTGCTGTTCATTAACTTTGAGATTCAGGAATGGTCGTTCCGCGCCAGACTTGCGGATGTAATCAATGCCAAGGAACTCCAAGGCAAGGTGGACGACTTCGACGTATGGACGCTTCGAGGATATGCAGCCGACTTGACATTGATCCGCCCGATCATTGAGAAGCACATCGAGGGTCGTGGGTACCAGGCGATTATCCTTGATCCGAATTATATGTTGATGGGAGATCGCGATGAGAACAGCGCTGGCGATATGGGCGCCCTTATGAACGAGTTCGAGTATCTGGCCACGCGCTACAATCTGTCAGTCATACTGTCCCACCACTTCAGTAAGGGCAACAAGTCCAGCGCCGAGGCGATTGATAGGTTCAGCGGTAGCGGTGTGTTTGCTCGCAATCCAGATAGCCTGGTCGTACTGACCGCACATGAGGAGGACGAGAAGACGTTCACATGCGAGATGACCCTGCGTAACTTCCCGCCTGTCGATCCATTCGTGGTTCAATGGAAGTACCCAATGTTCAGCGTCAACTACAACTTGAACCCAGATGAGCTTAAGCAAAGCGGTGGAAAGAAGAAGTTGGTAGGCGATGCAAGGCTCCTAAAAGAGATGGGTTCACGCGAGTTTACGGCCTGCGACCTGTTCCGATTTGTGCAGGAAAAGTTCCAAGTTTCGGAGTCAACCGCTAAAAGACACGTTAAACGCATGTCGCAGGCTGGCAAGATACTGAAGGAGAATGGGTTATATACCGCTAACCAGTCAGTTTTCTGAGGTGTCAAATCGCGGTGTCAAAATGGGTTCTTATACACTAGTGTCATTCCTATAATATAAAGAACCATGAACCACGAAGGAACCAAGGGAAAGGGACTCCTTAGTCCGTCCCTTCCCTTTCACCTGCGGTGTTCCGTAGTGAAACTTCAAACTGGCGTGACCAGAAAACAAATGACATTGCCACGCTTCCACCGCCCACACCTGCCAAGGCTTGGTGGTGGGGTGGGGTATGATACAATCGCGAAATGAAAGAAGTCATATTTGGTAACGTAAGGAGGAAATAAAAATGAAGGCTCAAATTATTGGTGGTGGAATTTCTGGAGCAACTGCTGCCGTTGTTCTTAAAAACGCTGGGTATTCAGTTCGTTTATTTGAAACGAGGAATCATATCGCTGGGAATTGCTATGACAGTATTATTGGTGGAACCATGACACATAATTATGGGCCTCACTTCTTTCATACAGACGACAAAGAAGTATTTGAATTTTTAAGTAGATTCACAGAATGGATTGACTACAAGCATCGACCAAAGGGGGAAACGAAACTTGGATTAATTTCGCTACCTTATAGCAAGAAGACCATATCTGAAATAGGCAGAGAGCTTACACAAGAAGAAATTACCGATGTTATATTTAGAGAGTATTCTGAAAAACAATGGGGGGTTCCATTCGACCAGGTTCCAAGAAGTATTACAAATAGGATACCAAAGACAAAAGACTGCGATGATCCATCATGGTTTGAGGGGCAGGAATATCAATTGCTTCCAAAGGATGGGTATACCCAAATGATATCTAGAATGCTTAATGGAGTTGAGGTTGTATTGGGGGCTGGAAAGAATGACTGGAAGTCTTATGAGTCAGACATAACTGTTTATACTGGTAAGGTTGACGAATACTTTAATTTTGTTCATGGCGATTTACCGTACAGATCTCTTGATATAGAACATACGATAACATCTAGACGCCTACCATGCGCAGTTGTAAATCACAATACTTTATCAACCCCATACACAAGATCATATGACAATGCATATTTTACTAACCCTTATTCGGAAACCACAGTAATCACAAAAGAATTGCCGAAAGCATGTGGAAGATCAGATATTCCATTTTACCCAATTCCATTTGGATCTGGGTTAAAAATATACTCAAAGTACAAAGACCTTGCAGAACGTGAGAGTAGAGTAGTTTTTGCTGGCAGACTTGCGACCTACACATACCTAGATATGTGGATGGCAATAAAGCAAGTATTACTTAAGTTTAGGAATTTATAATAATAGTAGGATTGAAGATTTGTTTTGAGGCTGCTTTTGTTGGGCGTGGTGGTAATTGGATAGGTGTGATACAATAGGCGAAATGAATAATTCTAAACTTGGTCTATACGCCAATATCAACGCCAGACGCAAGGCTGGCATCAGTCGTCCTAAATCTAAAAGCACGATCTCACCCAGGGTGTATCGTGTGATGAAAGCAAAAAAGGGTGGATTCGCACCGAGATAGGGATCTGCTTAAACAGGCTTGTCGCTTTATAAGCCTGCTACAGCGCGAGAATGCCCAGCTACATGCGGTTCTTCGCCAGCTAGGGCAATTGGTCGATGACATGGAAAACAACTGCTCCTACGAGGTTTTCGAGCATGAGTGGGCTGAGATAGCGTTATCGATGGCGAAGCTTTCTACTTTCTTCGCAAAGCACCAGGAGGACCTGGCTGCTCTAAAAGACTGCGATATATTCGATGGGGAGGTTGATGAAGTATGAGTACACAAGACTTGCCTTGTAACAGTCCAAGAAGGACTCCAGGCGCAAACAAGAAGTTCGTGGTTAGGGCCTGCCAGAATGGTCAGTCAAAGACCATTCGATATGGTGACCCAGATATGAAGATTAAGAAGGGTAACCCAGACCGCAGGCGTAGTTTCAGAGCTAGGCACAAGTGCGATTCAGAGAAGCCAAGCAAGATGACCGCTAGGTACTGGTCATGCAAGAACTGGTAGGTATATGAAAAAAGGCTTTAAAACACCACGCAATCGCTCTAGGATGCCTGTTAAACGCGTGATTAAAGAGAACCAAGTAGAGGATAGCGGGATAGTTAAGAAAACGCCTATTATAGACCGTCCGCTTGGGAATAGGGCTTGTTGCTGCTTTATAGGTAAATAGTAGCTATTCTATACCTTATGGTACTTTTTTGAAAATAGTAAAATTTCAAAACCGATTTTGAAAATTGAAAATCCAAATTTTTGGATTTCGCTATGCCATCCTTATGAAGGCTTTTTTAAATTAATTTTTATAGCGCTAGCGCTAGTAGCGCTTTCAGCGCTTCCAAGCGCTCCTGCCTGCCTGGTGACCCTATAGCGCTCCCATCGCGCATTGACAGCGCGCTGCGCTTGTTCCCTGGTGCGCGCTTTGCTGGAGCCCTTTACGCTCCCGCCTTTCTTTCCCATTGCGGAAAAGTAGGCGCGAACTTCTGCGCTTATTTCGTTCATTGATTGATTCTCTTTTTAATTGTGACTAGGTCAAGAATAAAAATCCATCCTCTGTTCCCCTGCTTTACCAGGGGAAACGAGGAGGGACTATTTCCCCTCAAATTCCTTTATCTTTTTAGAAAGAAGCGCATGGAACTCTTCCGCTTCCGCATATAAGGCAAAAGCACGATCCACTATCTGCTTCATGCCTCTTACGCGATCCAATGTGCTGTAAGCATCATAGGCCGAACAATGTACTTCATGCAGACTGAATTCAGCACGAAGCAATCTCTCCAACTTTTTAGATCCCTTTTTCATTTGTTTGTATGTTCCTTTCATTTTGTTTTGATTAGGTGCCACTATCGCGTCACCTCTCCTGCCCCCTGCTACAGGGACAGACGAGGGGAAACTACTTTGTACCAAAGATTAGGGTTATAACTCCCACAAGGCAGGCGCCTAGAATGATGCCCCAAGCGAATACCCAAGGTTGAGCTAGTTGCATGATGCACGCTCCCTTCTGATTTCTGCGCTCCATTCCATCCCATTGCGCACCGCCCATCGTAGGGCGCGAGCGTAGGACGTGAACCGCGCGAAGAATTGGCCTTGTGAATTGTATACGGAATAAAAAAAACTAGTGTTTTCCATATGCGACAACCTCCTGTTTTTTATCCCAACAAGCGCGACAACTTAGGCACTTGTTGCCCTGCTCAGCTGATGGGCAAGTTTTCCCGCTTGTGACGACTGTTGAAACTTGAACACCTAATCGCCTAGCCAATGGCAACGGCGCAACGCCGTCTATCATATGAGCGGAAAGGCGAATGGTAAGATTCGCAGGCACTTTCCCACCATTATTGATGAATGACTGAAGAATGGCAGCTTCTCGCGTGGGTAACCAATGGCGGACGTTTGGAGTGCGCTCGCATACTTCGATTATCTTTTTAAGATGATTTTGATTCTGAATATCTCCCGAATCGTGCCATCTAAAGAACGCGTTTCCTTCCGCTTCGATTAGGTACACCATACAATCCACCCAATCGGAACGGCGTAGGGAACGCAAACGGCGAGCCAAAGCAGCGCGCACTGCGGGATAATTGTAATTTCCCTTCATCGCGTAGCATTTAGAACAAACCGATCCTTCTACCTTCCTAAGCTTCCCCCCAACCTTGCAAAGGCTTGCTGGAATAGAATAAGCAGGACAAGGCATTTTAGATGGGCGGGAGAATCCTCCTCCCGTTGACGTTGTGGCATGTTCGAATGTCATCATTTATTTAATCCTCCCCGCCAAGACGCCAAAGGCGACGCCAGCGAAAAAAACTAGTCCGATGATTTGAGGTAGGTTATTCATATTATTTAACCTCCTCATCGTATTCGAATCCCTCAGACTCCATCCATGGGAAAAGGATCGCTTCTAATTCTACCAAGTTATCCGATACCCAACTATCCGCGCCAATTACCAGCATATATCTTCCTCCCTTGTATTTTCCTTCGCCAAGATCCTCAACTATGATGTTTCCGTAAGCATCGTTGAGATGCACTAGGCCACCATAAACAATAGTGTTCATAGGATGACCATCATCGAAAAAGGTATGGAGTTGCTTCGAGTATGTTTTGCGAGTGACTTTGAACGCGCTCGCGTCGGTATTGGTTAGTGTGTTTCTCATTCCTCAAAGATACACAATCAGCTTGGGCATGCAACATGTTTTTTTTAAATATTTTCATGGTAGAATATGGGCATGGAATCGCTGCCTGCTGACGCTCCAGGAAAAGAATCCCTTGCACAAGACAAGGGGAAGAATGGCAAGCCATCCCTTTATAATGATCAGATCGCGCAGGAGGTAATTGACGCTTGCCGTAGCGGTTTCACTATTGAAAAGGCAGGCGCGCTCGTAGGACTATCACCAAGCACGATCAAATCTTGGTGTACTCGTAAGCCTGACTTTGCGCGGAGGGTGGAGACTGCCAGAAAAAAGCACGAACTTGCCTTGCTGCGAGACGTCGAACTTGCTGGTCAAAAATCCTGGCAGGCAAAAGCCTGGTGCCTAGAAAGGATATATTCCTACGCGCAGCCCAGCGCCAGAATCGCGGTCCAGGGCAATGTCGAGCACGGATTAAGCGCAGACCTAGCGCAGATATTAGCAGGATCTCTGTCAAAAAAAGAAAAGCCCGTGCAAGTAATTGAAGCGCAAGCGATTGAAGATAAGATTAGTTTGTCTCATAGTAAATACAATACCTATTGTGCGACAAACGAAAAGCAAACCCAGGAAACTTCCGCCCATGTCGTCAAGGTCGAGCAGGCAAGCGCTCCAAAGCGCAGGCGCCATGTTCCAATGAGAAGACGCAATCCTAGGAAAGCGCAGGCCATGGATACCACGACGCCCCCTGGGGGCTCCCCCTCCCCAAGTTTGGAATCAGTAACCCCCCCAAGTATTTGCGACACAAAATAAAAAGAGGTCTATAGTGGGCAAAACAACTAAGCCTCCCAAACGCACGCCAGAGGAGATTTTAGCAGAAATCCAATCACCAGCAGGATTTGCGAAACACGTCCTCGGACTTGAGTTATATGATTGGCAGAGAAAGGTTTTGCGTGATCTGCAAGATAAAGATTGCCGAGTTGCACTCAAAGCAGCGAACGGATCTGGCAAGACAAGCACAGTCATCGCATCAATTTTAATTTGGCATGCGTTCTGTTTTAAGGGAAGCATCGCCACGACGACCGCTGGAGTTTGGAGGCAGGTAGAGAAACAATTATGGCCCAGCCTGCGCAAACACATTGCGCGCGTAGGTGGAAATTGGGAAGTCACGTCTGGCGAAATCCGATACATATTTCCAGACGGAAACATGAGCAGGATCGTAGGATATAGCGCGACAGACCCAGGTCGGGCAGAAGGGTTCCATGCCGACGACCACGACACAATGCCGTTGCTGATCGTAGTGGACGAAGCCAAGTCAATTCCAGATCCGCTATTCGAAGCTCTGTGGCGTTGCCAACCTACTCGCGTATTGCTGGCCTCCAGCCCTGGTGCGAGTACAGGCGCATTCTATCGTGCGTTTACCAAGGAGTCAGCTATGTGGAAGAAGCACACCGTGACAGCGTTTGATTGTCCACATATCACCAAAGCGCAGATCGACGAGGTGGTCCAGCGCTATGGTGAGAAGCACCCGCTGACCAGGTCGATGGTTTATGGGGAGTTTGTGGACATAGGATCGGAGAGTCTTGTTATCAATTACAACTCGCTCCAGGGATGCCAGAACAGTCCTCCAGATTTTAAGCCTGGGAATAGGACGGCAGGAGTTGACTTCGCAGCAGGTGGTGATTGCAACGTGCTGTGCATTCGCGATGGCAACAAGATCCTTCCGATCATCGCTTGGCGTGAGCGGGACACAATGTCTGCTGTTGGAAAATTCATCGTTGAATTCAAGAAGCATGGTTTGAAGGCTGAAGACATCTAT